GCTGGAGATACAATATACAACTCTGATGACAATAAAGTTCAAGTATATACAGGTTCAGCTTGGGAAGATTTAGGTGGTTTAGCAGGATTTGATGTAGATTATTTAGTTATTGCTGGTGGAGCTAGTGGTGGTGGTGCTACACCAGATTTTATTTGTGGTGGTGGAGGTGGAGCTGGTGGTTATAGAAACTCTTATTCTTCAGAAACATCTGGTGGAGGTGGAAGTTCAGAAAACGAAATACCAGTAGCTACAACATTAGAATTTTTAGTAACAATAGGAGCAGGTGGAGCTACACAAACTTCATCTGCTACTGGAAATAATGGAAATGATAGTCAATTTTCTAGTATAACTTCTACTGGTGGAGGTGGTGGAGGTTCTTATAGTCCAGGTCCTAATAGTGGTGGTTCTGGTGGAGGTGGTGCTCCAGGTCCAGGTTCAGGTGTTAGTGGCACAGGTGCTAGTGGTACAACAAACCAAGGTTTTTCTGGTGGTAATAGTTCTGGGTATGCTTCATCTGCTAACAATGCAGCAGGTGGTGGTGGTGGTGCAGGAGCAGCAGGTTCTAATAACGCATCATCAAATACAGGTGGTGCTGGTGGTGTTGGTGTCGCTTCTTCTATCACAGGTTCTTCAGTAACAAGAGCAGGTGGCGGTGGTGGTGGTGCTTCTAGCACAGGTGGTGCAGGAGGTAATGGTGGTGGAGGAGCAGGTTCAAGTGGTGTAGCTAATGGTACTAATGGAACAGCTAACACTGGAGGTGGTGGTGGTGGTCCATTTAGGTCAACTTCTGGCTCATCAGCAGTTAGTTCTGGAGCAGGTGGCTCTGGAATAGTTATACTTAGATACTCAAATACTAGAACAATAACATTAGGTGCAGGATTAACAGGTTCAACATCTACTGATGGTTCAGATAAAGTAACAACAATAACTGCTGGTACAGGAAATGTGAGCTGGGCATAATGAGTGAATTAAAAACAAATAAGATTTCAACAAATGATACAAACAATGTAGCTATAGATAATGCACTTGGATTAAAGTCATACGATACAACTGCTAGAGATGCTTTAACTTCTGTTGCTGGTGATATGATTTACAATACTACTGATGCAGCACCACAATATTACAATGGTTCAGAGTGGAAATCTATGAAAGATATTCCATCTTTAGTTGTTTCATCACTGGTTATTGCTGGTGGAGCTGGTGGTGGTGGTAATGGACCTACTGGTCCATCTGGTGGTGGTGGTGCTGGTGGTTATCGTAACTCTTATTCAACTGAAACATCTGGCGATAATTCTTCTACAGAAACACCATTAGCTTTATTTTCATCAACAAACTACACAGTAACTGTTGGTGGTGGAGGTGCAACAGAAACATCTGGTTCAAACTCTGTTTTTTCAACTATAACTTCTACTGGTGGTGGAACAGGTGGTAGAACTGGAAATGGTTCTACTGGTGGTTCTGGTGGTGGTGGAGGTATGTCTGGTAATGGTGCAGCAGGAACTCCAAACCAAGGTGGAGATGGTGGAAATGGTGGAGGTAGTAATCCTTGGGGTGGTGGTGGAGGTGGAGGAGCTTCTGCTAATGGTGGTAATTTTTCTGGTTCTACTGCTGGTTCTGGTGGTGCAGGTTTAAGTTCTTCAATTACAGGTTCAGCAACTGATAGAGCAGGTGGTGGAGGTGGTAGTGCCCAAAATGGAACAGGAGGTTCTGGTGGAACTGGTGGTGGTGGAAATGGAACAAATATAGGTACAGCAGGTGTAGCAGGAACTGTTAATACAGGCTCTGGTGGTGGAGGTGGCTGGGCTGGAGGTGCAGGTGGCTCTGGGGTAGTTATACTTCGTTATCCAAATGATTTTACAATATCACTTGCTGGTGGTGCAACATCAGCTGGTGGAGAACAAACTGATGGTTCTGATAAATATATACAAATAGAAACAAGTGGAACAGTGAGCTTTGCATAATGAAAAGAATTAACACAGGTACAATCAGTTTTAGCTGATATAATAGGAGATAGATATGGCACATTACGCATTTATAAACGATAACAACATAGTGACAGAAGTCATTGTTGGTATTAATGAGGACAATACAGAAACTTTACCAGAAGGCTTTGCTGACTGGGAAGCTTGGTATGGAGATTTTAGAGGACAGACTTGTAAAAGAACTTCCTATAACACCAGTGCTAATGCACACAGTGGAGATGGAACTCCTTTTAGAGGTAACTATGCAGGTATAGGATATACTTATGATCCAGATCAAGATGTATTTATAGCACCACAACCTTATAGCAAGTGGATATTAGATGAAGATACTTGGTCTTGGAAAGCACCAGTTGATATGCCAGATGATGGTAAACAATATATTTGGAATGACAACACAGGAGCTTGGGAAGAACTGGCTGAATAATGGCTAGTGAATTAAAAGTAGATATAGTATCAGAAAAAACTACAAGCAATACTATACAACTAGGCAACACAGTATCAGAAGATGTTACTGCTGTTACTTCTAGCTCTGGTACATTAACTTTAGATGCAAGTGTTGGTGGATTTTTTACAGTTGCTTTATCAGAGAACATTACTACTTGGACCATCAGTAACCTACCAGCAGGTAGAGCTACAGTTATCACAGTACGATTTACACAAGACAGCACAGATAGAACTGTTGTTTCTACAATCAATTCAGCTGCTGCTAAAACAGCAGGTGGTGGTGGTTGGACAATGACAACAGGATCAGGAAAGATAGATATAGTTACAGTTCTCTTTGATGGAACAAATTATTATTTAGTACCACAACAAGACTGGAGTTAATATGCCTATTGGACAAGCTAAGTTTGGCTTACTAGGTGGTGTTGTTGACCCAGGTAAATTAGAATTAATTGAAACTCAAACTGTATCTAATGTTGCTAATGTTGAATTTACAAGTCTAGGAAATTATAATGTACACTTTTTAACTATTAATAATTTAACAACTGTTAGTAATAATGTATGGATGCAAGTAAGATTTTATGAAGGTGGAGTTTTAGAAACTGCAAGTGTTTACCAATGGGCAAATTTAGTTGGTGTAGGTACAGGAACTTTTTATGCAAGTAAAACTACAGGTAATGCTTATTTGCAATTTATGTCAGGTGCAAATATAGGAAATTCAACAAATGAAAGTGGTAATGCTTACTGTTATTTTTATAACTTAACAGACAGTTCAAAGTACAGTTTTATGACCCATCAATGTATTTCAATGTATGACACAAATGGTATGAATATGAATTTTGGAAGTGGTGTTATGCCCCAAGCAAGTGCAGTAGATGGAATACAATTAATTTTAAATGGTGGCAATATAGATACTGCTGACATATCCCTATATGGAATTGCAGAAAGTTAGATTATGGCAGGAAGTTTAGAATTTATAAAATCTGCTAGTGGAACTTCTGTTAGTTCATTATCAGTAGCAGATTGTTTTAGTGCTAATTATGATGTGTACCAAGTATTAATAGCAAAATTAGATAGCACAGGAAGTGCTTATGCTTATCTCAGATTTATAGATAGTGGTGGAAGTGTTATATCAGCAAGTGAATATGATTGGGCAGAAATGGATTTAACTGCTTATGCAGGTTTTGCAGAAAATAGAAATACTGCACAAAATAAAGGTTTGCTTGGTTTTGCAGGTGGCACAGGAACTGCTGATATGGGTGGATTTTTAACAACTGTATATAATCCAAATGACAGTTCAAGCTATACATTTTATAATGGGCAATCCTCAATAAAAGCTAGTAGCGGATTAGCAGGTGCAAAATATATTGGTGTTCATAAATCAGCAGAACAAATAACAGGAATAAATATATTACCAAGTACAGGTACTTGGGATAATATCACAATCAATATATATGGAGTTAAATAATGGCAGGTAGCTTAATAAAAATAGATGAAGAAATGGTTACATCAGCAGTAGCAAGTGTTACTTTAGGTGGCTCTGATTGGGATAGTTCTTATGATGTGTATATGGTTAGGTTTAGTAATGTAACTCCTACAACTGATGCAACAATAATTTATGCAAGAATTATAAAAAGTGATGATACTGCTGATAGTACTGCAAATTATGACAGAGCTATAAAAATTTTAAGAACTGATGCAACTTTTACTAATGTAGGACAAACTAATCAAACAGAAGTTGGTGTAGAAGTTTTAGGAACTGCAACAGGGGAAAGTGCAAATGGTATTTTTTATTTATTTAACTTTAACAATGCTAGTGAGTACAATTTTTGTACTACTGAAATGTCTAACTTTGATAATACTTCAAGATTAATTGCAGGACAGGGTGGATTTGTGCATACAGTTAGTCAAGTTTCAAAAGGATTACAGTTTTTTATGTCAAGCAGTACTATAGCAAGTGGAACATTCACTTTATATGGTTTAAAGAAGTAATTAAATAAAGTATGATAAGATAGAAAGGATAATTATGGCAACATTAGAAGAATTAACAGTAGAGGCAACAGCAGAGATAGAAGCTGCTAAACCTTTATACAAACAAATTAATAACGAAAGATTAGAGTTTACCTCTGCTGATTACGACCAAGCTATCATAGACTTAGCTAACAGTAAATGGAATGACCAACAGTTTGGTTATGTACAAGCAAGGCAAGAGGCTTATGGTTCTGTACAAGACCAACTAGATATGCAGTACTGGGATAGTGTTAATGGTACAACTACCTGGGCTGACCACATTGCACAAGTAAAATCTGATAACCCTAAACCTGAATAAGTAATCGTGTGATAAAATCCATAGTATGGATTATTTAATTGGTTTTCTTTTAGGGTATTTTTTAAAAGAAGCTCTCGGATTTATTAAAAGAATAAGCGAATACGATTGGGATAATCGTGCATCATATAAAGAAGATTGGGATTGGATAACCCACGAGGATCTACCATAATGACACACTCTAATGGAAATGGTTTTACACAGAAGGAGTTATTAAAATTGGTCATTGAGAGATTAGACAGGCTAGAAGAAAAACTAGATAATAAATTGGACAAGTCAGAGTTTTATAAAGTATTAGGATTAGTTGCCACAGTTATATTAATTGTTGGTAGCTTAACAATGTAATGAAAGCAACAGTAAATTTAAACCAAGTATTACAAGGTGGACTTGCTGCGTTAGTAGCTTGGTTGTTTCAAACAGTTAATCAATTACAGTCACAAGTCGCTGTCTATATGGTGCAAATACAAAAGCTAGAAGAAAATATTGTAGGTCTAGCTATGAGAGAAAGAGAACTTAACTCTGCTTTAACAGATGTTCTTATTAAATTAGGAGGATAAATGATTTGTGGTTTATGTACAGGAATGTGTAACACTTGTCCTGTAAATAAGTTAAGATAGGTAGATGCCTATGAAAATAACATCAAGAGATATTTGGGGTGCTAAACCTAACAAAAAATCTTTTTCTAAACTAGGAGAAGTTAAAGGTTTAGTGGTACATTGGTCAGCTTATCCTACTGCTGTTGGCAATATGGCAGAGATGGATCAGTGCAAGACTATACAAAGACTGCATCAAGAAGATAGAGGTTGGAATGATGTAGCTTATAACTTTTTAGTAGGAGATACAGGACAGATATATGAAGGCAGAGGATTTGGAAATAGATCAGCAGCACAAGGAGGTAACAATCGTGAAGAAATTAACTTTAACAATAAGCATTATGTTGCTGTGTGTTGGCTTGGTGGCTCCAATCCTACCGACAAGCCTTCAGATAAAGCTATTGCATCTGTCAAATGGCTCTATGAACAAGTCGGTGGAGAGCTAAGACCACATAGTTCATTCAAACAAACACAATGTCCTGGAGATGCTTGGCGACAATGGATTATAGAGGAAACAAGTCCTAGCATAGATAACAAAGCACCTGATAATGTGTACATACCAAATAGTTTTGAAAATAAATTAGACAAAATTCTTGTTAAACTAGAAAGCATAGAAAGAAAATTAAAGTTAGGAAAGTTAATACAATGACACCAGAACTAAAAGATATGTTAGAAAGAGCAGTATGGACATTCATAGAAGGGTTCATAGGAGCTTTAACAATCAGTCCAATGGTCGGTATTGAAGCAAATTCACTACAAATTGCAGCTATTGCAGGTGGTGGAGCAGCTTTATCTGTCATCAAGACATTCGCAAAGAAAAAAATAAGCTAAGAAACTGTCATAAAATCTGATTATACTAAGCCTTAACAGAAAGGCTGCGTATGAAGAAAGATAAAAAAGACTTAGGTAATAACTATTTTAAGTCAGGTTGGCAACCATCAGCAGAGTTTGATGAGTCAACTGGCTTAGGAGAGATTACTCATATAGGTCAAGACCCTAATTACAAATCTAAATTTGACACTATCTTAAAAGATTGGGGCTTTGATCCAGAACATTATGAGATAGATGGTAAAGTCAAAGCATCATCTTGGAACACACAACTTAAAGGTGGAGATGTTGAAACCTTTTATGCGTTTAAAGGAGTGGTCAGAAGGCGACATCCACAGCGTGATGAATGGTATGACAAGCTCCTTAAAGAAGTATCAAAGAAGAAACCACTTAAGAAAAAGAAAATTAAGAGTGATTTGGCGTACATCTTTACACTTAGTGACTGGCAACTAGGAAAAGTTGACCTTGGAGTAGAGAAAACGCTTGAGAGATACGACAAGGCACTTGAGAGAGCAGTAGCAGAGGTTAGGCGACTAGGTAGCGTAGATGAAATTTATTTGCTTTCTATGGGCGATTTGACCGAAGGTTGTTACGGATTCTACGACTCTCAACCACATAATGTGTCACTTAATCTATCTCAACAGTATCACTTAGCAAGAAAGCTCATAATGAAAACTATTGATACATTTCTACCCTATGCAAACAAGATTGTACTGGCTGGTGTACCTGCTAATCACGGAGAGATGGCTAGATCAGGTAAAGGACAGGTCGTAACATCACGATTAGACAACTCTGACACTATGCACTTGCAGATATGCCAAGAGATTATGGAACAGAACCCACGATATGACAAGGTAAGTGTGTCCATACCAGAGGGTTTCCATCATACAGTAGATATAAAAGGATTAACTGTTGGATTTACACACGGACATATGCACAGTGGAGGTACAGGTCCAGAGGGTAAGATAATGAAGTGGTGGCAAGGACAAATGTTTGGTGATTTCCCAGTAGGAGATGCAGAGATTCTTATTACAGGACACTTTCATCATCCTCGTATGATGCAACAAGGTAACAGAACTTGGTTTCAATGTCCATCTATTGATGCAAGTATAGACTTTACTGCACGAACTGGTATGTGGAGTAAGCCTGGAGTGTTAACCTTTACTGTTGATAAAGATGGTTGGGACAATTACAAGATAGTTTAAGTAGACAATTTTTTGGTTTCTTTAAAATTATATTAACATAATATTTACCATCAGAAATTACTTGATGCTTGTAACAAATATTATAATTTTTTGTTCTTTTACTCATACACTATACATACTGTACTTAACAGTAAGCTCTGTGCCTGGTTCTATATCTTCTAATGTATATAGATAGCGTGTCATCTTACCTTGTATCTCACAGTTAGGTTTGTCACTATGATTTATAAATCCACCGAGTGGTGTTCTCAATAAGTTATTAGGTTCACCATACCATCTAGCGTGTGTCATACCTATAACTTCGTAAGCAGGTATATCTTTAATTGCAAACAAACCTAGACCTTCTACCTTACTTGGTTGAATAGTAAGGTAGTCAGGTAATGGTCTGTATTTATTCTTCTTCTTCAACTACTTCTACTTCCATAGGAATATGTAGTGGAGCATCTTCAAACTTTATGTCCTGATATTCTCCGTGTCTTAATATAATCTTTATCTTCATTCTTCTTCTTGTGTTACTTCTTGATTAGTAATAGTCATAGTATGTATAGGTAGGATTGCAGCAATCTCTTGCTTACCATCTGCTTTATTAAATATAATTGTTTTAAAGCTACCTCTCTTCTCTAACTCTGCTAATAGTTCTAGCATATTTACCTTTGATAGGTCTGTCATTGTTCCTCCTTAATGTATCTTTGCATCTTTTTCATAAAGAAATCCTACTTCTTTATCTACTGTATTATTGTTATCAAACTCTGTTGTCTTAGGCATAGGTCTGCTTTGCCAAAAGAAATCAGTTTTTTTTGCAATAAGTCTGTTAATATTCCAAGTCATTATCTTACCATTGTATTCTGTGAGATAGATAAATGCTTTACCTGTTTCTATTGACTTATCAATATTCCTCATAAATTTATCTTTCTCTATCATCCAGGAGTCATACTCTGTACTCCTAGACTTTATCTCTACAATGTAGGTGTCGTTTGTTGCATCATAAGAACAGAATGGATCTTCTGATTCTTGTAACTTATCCATATTTGGATATAAATTATTTAATGTATCTACTATTTGTGTTTGCATATTGTATTACCTTTCTACATTCCTCGCAATAACCATTTATTATTTTGCTTGGCTCACCAAATAAATCAAGCTCACCTATATTACAACTTAAACATTTTAAAATAGTTCCACCTCATCTTCTTTGTGCTTTGCTTGTACATCAATAGGTTCTAGTAAAGCGTGGCATACCTTGTACTCCCAAGCAAAAGGATTTTTCTCATCTGTAAGTTTGTATCTATACCCACAGTAAAGGTTGCCTTCCATATCTGTATATTTAATATCATTCTGTTTGCAATAGAATGGTGCTTTACATTTAGTATC